CGTGCTAACTGCCCTTTGCGCCCGTTGGCATGGCTGGCTTTCTCTAGTTCTGCCATTGTGGCTTTCTTAGGGATACCATGACGCTGACTATCACCTGAACGTCCAGGCCCTTTACCATCAGAAAAGTTCTCTTCGACTTTAGCAAGTCTGGTATAGTAGTCTAACTTTTCACCAAGATGATCCATTGCAATTTCAGTTGCAACTTCGATATCATTAGTATGTTCAAACTCTACTTTAATGCCCTGGGCTAGTGCTTTATGTACTTCTTTAGGAGTAGTCATGTACTTCTTAGCAAGTTCTCTTACGTTTGGAGTACGCTTGTTAAGTTCTTCGCTTTCATCTGCAATACCTCTTGCGGCACCAATAGCAGTACTTGCCGCAGTTGCAGCAGCTTTTCCAGGAATTAAATTCGTTGCAAGCTGAGCAGCAGGTAATATTGCATCTTTATATCTTCCTTGATTAACAGCAGATCCAATCTTAGCAACATCTCCCATTGGGGTATATTTCATTATACCTTGTGACAATGCAGTAGGTTTTTGATTTTCTGGACGCATCATAAATGCATGACGCTCGTCTTCTTCTGTATCCTCATTGATACTTTCCAGCTGCATACCTTTACGCACCATTGGAAACATATCTTTAGCAACAGCTTTTAATAGCTGTGGATTAGTAATCTTAGGTCCGAGAATACTACGAGCAAATGCTTCTGGATCATTATTGGTAACAGCAGCACGTGAATTAGTAGCACTTGCAATCCTTGCACTGACAGAAAATTCTAATGGTTCAAAATAAAACCCCTTGCCCATTCTTACAGCATCTGGATTCTTACGACCATGTTCGTTACCGCTCTTAATCATTTGAGAATATGATTCCATATCATCTTCACCTGCAACAAATGTAGCTGATCTAAAACCTTGTTTATAAAGCCAAGTTGCAGCAATCAGTGGAGTTTTTACCGAAGCATCAATAACAAGATGACCTTCAACTTCTGGAAACAGTAGTCTAATCCAATGGCACTTTTGTTCGTAACTTAATGGATTTTTTTCTGGTTCATGCTTGCTACTGACAAAAAGATACCAGTGTGCGCCCTGTTGTTTTGCAACTAATTGTAGTGTTTTAATCAGACCGCCATGCCCATAATGGGGAGGATTTAGACGCCCAAATGTAAAAACAACTTTCTTATTTGGCTGATCTATTTCATCTAATCGCATTTGCAGGACCTGTCTATAGAATATTTATCTTAGTGTTCAAAGTTGGCAGCAGAGAATCGTTGTCGATCAACTGCTTTAACCGGCCCGGCGCCAGTATGAACTAGATATCCTTCTTGTCCTGGTGTGCCTTGAATTGTTGCTCTCATTGGTGCTGGATGATTATCCAATGCTGCAACAATATTATCTTTGACTTTCATAATTCCCAAAAATGCATGGCATAATACTTTATACCCACCAGCATTAGCTTTTAAGTGTGCTGCAATATTCTGTTGCATACTTGGGCTTACTTTAGCACCTGCCATCCATTCGATAAAATCAGATCCAAAATTGCTAAAATCGCGAGCTTTAACTTTTGAGTTAACATACTTTTGAAATATCTGAGGAAAGCTTGTAATTTTCATAGCAGCTAATGCACTACGATCTAGAAGTTTATCCAATGGTGCACCATTACTATTAATGAATGACTCAATTGACTTTAGATCTGGTGGAATTTTAACTCGGGGAGGACTAGTAAACTGATCAGTGATAACAAGCAAAGGTCCATTTGTGTTTATGCCACTTAACTTATTAATATGTTTACCTGGCTGGCCTGGTGCTGCAAAGTAGCTGTGAGCTACAATACCACTTGTGCTTTTGGCAATTTGTTGTCCCAGTGGTTCGTTAACTGGAACAGAGTATACAACAGTATTAGGTTGGAACACAAATGATCCGTTTTGTACTGGAGGGCGTTGACTATAAAGTAAATCTCCAAACATCCATCCTTTGAAGCCACTTGCTAAACTAGCTTCAAATTGCGGCCATAGTGCAGTCATCATTGATGATAGTTCTTCTCTGCCGCCGCCTTTTCTCTCAGAATAAATTTGTGCTAATTCTTGCGGGCTATGAGGAATAATGCCTTTAGCAAACATATGCTTGTCCATCATTCCAAATCCATTTTCATCTCTACCCCAAAAGATGGCAGGTTTACCATCTGGTTTGATTGAAATAGTTTCAGGATTAGTAGCCATTTGCTTTATGGCAGCAATGGCTTCTTTAGCTCCCACTGATCCCGTAGCAATAACCTTATCTTCAGGATGTGATATTCTAGCATTTTCTAAGCTATAGTTAGCTTCATCAGCTTCAGTTAGGAATTCTTGTGCTCGCATCTAATATTTATAGCTGTTAGAAATTTTCTAACATCCACATATATGTAGGTACAGAGAAAGTAAGCTGCCATACCCCATTGTAGCCCATAACATTCTTACCTTCGATTAGTTTTGGAGCATTAGACCTATCGCTATTGTCAGGATAATACTTGCTTAAACGAGTAGCCACATGTCCTAAATCAATTCCGTCAATGAGAATTGACTTAATAAAAAGTAATTGATCATCTAAGACATTACCATTAGAATCTTTAAGGGTATGACTTTTCCCAACGTTCTTACCTTTAAGATGAATCTTCAGAGTGTGTTCATTCTCATCTAATTCCCCGGTCCACTTGATACTCTTAAATTCGCCAACTTCATCTTTTTCTGATACATTTCCGTATCCAAGTTCGTATTCGTCATCAAGAGATACTTCAAATACTGGAGGATCATTATGCCATTGACTAGCTAGTTGCACTTCAATTTCAACATTTTCCTTGCTCATGTTAACTCCTTATTTTCAATAACTTCAACATCATCTGTATCATCTAGATTAAGTTCAATTACCGGAGGAACTGCTTCGGGATGAATAGGCCCGCCGTTTGATATTTGATTAGTCAATACACGCTTAAGCTCGTCAAGATCGCCTGCATACTTGTGATATCCAGTATGATCTAACTTAATACCAGTATCAGCAAATACCTTACCACCCATTAAACGCCATAGATAACAGAATGTCCAATCTTCTGATAGGTAGTTGCCATCAGGATCAATCATTGTATCAAACAAGCCATACATCAATGGCTCGTACTGAGCACCAATTCCAATATTATCACGATACTTTAGTTCAGGATGTGCAGCAATCATTTTCTCAATGACTTCTCGTCTAATTAGCATAAATCCTGTGCCAAGTGTACTGACTTCTACTAGATCACCCTGTACCACTGGATTTGGAACAGTATTGATAACGTAGCGAATTGGAATACGCTTCATTGGATAAACACCACCTACTAAATCTTGATTTGCACAAAGCAATCTGAGAATCGCTTCCGCATCAAATCCAAGATCAACGTCAATGAACATAAGATGTGTTGCAGCTTGATTAAATAAAAACTTAGCGACCAAGTTATTACGACCGCGTGTAATAAGTGATTCGTTTACCATGGTATCAATGCTATAGTTAATACCCAACTTACTAGCAATAATACCAAACTTAATCATACTGATAAAAGTAGCTTCATTACAAATACCATTATACATAGGTAAACAGAAATGAATGTGTGTTGTGCGTAGATAAGCTAAAACTTCAGGGGGGAGTCCAAATGTTTCTTCATTAATTTGTTCAGTCATTGATGATTCTCTTCTCTAATTGATTAATTGTTTTTAATTATATAGTACTTTATTGATTGTACCTGCTGTAAAACTGGTTATGGATACACGTACCCAAACAAAATTTCCACTGAAATTCTTAAATCCTGTAGCTGTTACAGGATGAATACTATCTCCCACTTGAGAAGTGGAAATATCAAACCAATCAGCAGCAGTTGGTGTAGTTGCCAACGATGCTTGAAAACCAAGTATGCCAACAAATCCTGTTAATTGATAGCTGTATGTGTGCAGTCCGTCAGTATACCCATAATAACCATCACCTTTATAAGGAGAGCTGTACCAATTAATATCAGTACCATTATATTCTCCATAAGCATTTCCAAATGCTGTGCTACTAATTACTACAATAGGTACAATGCTCATTACTTTCTCTTTATAATTTTCTTGGCAGTTCTTTTAATTTTAGTTGCTGTGCTTAGTTTAGGTGTCTTTCTTGGCTTCTTCATTTACGTGTTACTTCCACAAGTCGTTTTTCACCAACCAGCTGTTCGATAACTTCAATTAGCTGAGATATTAGATCATTATCTAAAATCATCTCAGCTTCGTCTTTATCTTTTAGCAGTTCGCTAATATTGATTTCAATAGTCTCTTGATTGAGTTTAGCCATATTAAGCTCCTACTAGTATTTATGCGTTAGCAAGATCCTCTTTAGACTTTCTTCCACGCTTTTTGCCTGGTGCCCGCTTAAGTCCATCTGGGCGAATATCATAAGCAGCAGCTAATCTTTCTGGTGCCATACCATCAATTACTTTAATTTCTTCACAGCGCACACTATACCTACGTCCTGATTTATGTACACTATGAAATTTAATTGTCCCATCTTCTAAAACAAACTTGTCTACGGTCAACACAATATCCATTTCTGTAGGCATGTCTCCCATTGCTGTGACTGGACATTTAGCAATAATCCTGCTATTGTTGGCTAGAATTCCACGTTCGATCAAAGCTTGTGCTAGTGTTACCTTCATTTTGTTTCCTTTTTTAAGATCCGAAAAACTTTTTTAATATGTCCTGGTGCAATAAAGTAAAGCATCATGATATCATCTTCACTTTTCATATAACAATTGAATTCATTATGCATATATGGTATTTTGTGTTTAATATATCTTTTTATTAAATCTTCATTCCAAGCAGAAGCTGAAACGATTTTTTCCTTATAAGCGTCTGCAATCCATTCACAAGTATTTTCTTGAGCTAATCTATCTCTATAATCCCAATTTCCAAAATAAACTTGGAATGGATAATCGCCAACTTCTCGACGAAATTTAATATCAGTGATAATTCCATTCTGCTCTAGTTGAGATTTATTAGAATTATATCGATCGCTAGTATAATGAAGTGTATGTAGATGATGCAGAAGTTGATTACTATCTAATACATATTCAATTAATTCCTTATCGGAAGTAAAGATAGATTGATGTATTTCACGCCTCTTTCTATACTCCCACAAGTTTTTGTCAAATTCAATGAGCATATCCTGATATAAAGTATTCAAACGCCAAGTAGTTCGTTGACCGGATCCGTCATATATGCCAAAATCAAATTCTAGTTTATATTTGAACTTATTAGCGTACCAAGTTCCGTCGTGTTCAACCGCAAATTTCTTCCGCGGTTTCAATCGATTCAGTATTTCTTGCTGACTTATCAACGACCAACTCCAATTCTTCACCAACGGCGCTAACTTTTATTTTAGCATGACCTGCAATTTTGTCAAACAATATTTTTCTAGCAAGAGGAACCTTAATCTTCTCATGTATAAGTCTTGACATGGGTCTTGCGCCCATGGTAGAGTCATATCCATTGGTTACTAGATAATCCCATGCTGTATCATCAAGTTCAAGTTCTAATGATTTAGCTTCCAACTGACTATGCATTTCATCAATAAACTTTTCAGCAACCTTACGAATAGTTTCTTTATTGAGCTTGTTAAACTTAATAACAGCATCCAGCCGGTTTCTAAATTCAGGACGGAAAAATTCTTTAACGGCTTTGTCGTCTTCGCCTGTTCGAGTTAAATTACCAAAACCAATGTTGTTGCGCTCGCTATCAGCAGCACCCAAGTTACTGGTCAATAAAATAATAGCCTGACGGCAGTCTGCCCGCTTGCTATTACTACCTGTAACGAATCCATCATCCATAATTTGTAGAAGAATCTGTGTAACTTCAGGGTGTGCTTTTTCCACTTCATCAAATAGTATAATAGAATGTGGATTTTTAGCTACTTCGCTAATAAGCATGCCGCCTGCTAAATTAGCATCTTCATAGCCAACATATCCGGGAGGTGCGCCGATCAAACGGCTAACACTATGACGTTCTCCGTATTCACTCATATCAAATCGTAAAAACTTCATACTTAGACGTTCTGCAAGTGATTTTGCAAGTTCTGTCTTTCCTGTACCAGTTGGACCAAGTAATAGGAAACTACCAACTGGTCTATTGCTACTTTTGAGTCCTGCACGATTGACCCAGACTCTATCTAGTATTTGTTCAACAGCACTATCTTGACCATAAACACGAGTCTTAATATCACTTTCAACTGTTGTAATATCAAAACTATTTTCCTGTTCCTGCATAGCAGCAATTGGTACACCAGTAATTCGACTAATCTCACGCTGGATATTAAGTTCATTGATTGTTCGGTCTTCTGCATCTGTACTACGCTTTAATGCACAAGCACTATCGATTAAATCAATGGCCTTGTCAGGCAATTTCTTATCATTTTGAAATCTAACTGATAGATCAACAGCAGCATTAATAGCTTCATCAGTAATTTCAACATTATGAAAGCTTTCGTAAGCGTCACGAA